AGACTCCAGTTCCGTACCCCAACACGGTCGGCCCGCCGATGCAGGCGGCTTACACGACCCTTTCGAACCGCATGAAGCAATCCTTTGCGGCGCGGGGCCAGAACGATTCCAACACGTCGGACCTGCAATCGCGGTTCTCCGACAGCGACTACTTCGGCATTCCGCACTACGCGGTGCCGGCCTTCGACGACGGCACGTTCACGCTCTACGGCGCTACGCCCGGAGCGAGCAAGGACGTGGTCTATCTCATCGACTGGGCGAGTTGGGCCTGGATCACCAAAGAGGGCTTCAACATGGAAGACATGGTCTTCACTGGCCAGCTCTCCGCGCCGCTCGACGAGACCTACTTGAAGTACCTCAAGGGCAATCTGATCTGCTGGGAACCGCGGCGTAACGCCGTGTTGAGCAAGTAAACCCCTGCCCGTTGCGGCAGTTGAAGGAGATGTACGATGAGTACTGGTCCCTATAGCAGCTACAAGGGCGGACCTGCTTCCAGCGGGCAAGGCACAACCGCGCCGGTGCCCAGCAGCGCGCTCTTCGAGCAGCTCGACATGCTGTACCGCGACGGCCTGGCATTCGGGTTATACGAAGACTTCACCAACTTCCGGGCTGGAACTCCCGCCGCGACCCTTCTTCAGGAGTGGGCGCCCGGCTGGCGCGTGGTCGGAGTGGCCACCAACGGCATCTTCGGACTGGTCGACTCTGTGGGCGGCGGCCTGACGCTCTCCACTGAGGCTGCCGACAATGACCATCTCTCCGCCGAGAAGGTCACCAAGCCGTTTCAGATTGGCGCCGCCAGCCCGCTGTTCGCCTTTGAAGCCTGCTTCAAGGTCGCCAGCATTGCGGACACCAAGAGCGACTTCTTTGTCGGTCTCGGCGACGTGATGACTATCAGCGCCACCGTGCCCATCACGGCCACGGCTGGAACGCTGGCCAGCGAAAAGCTGTTCGGCTTCCACCGCAACGCGACTGACGGCGATGAGGTCGACTTGGTCACTGCCGATGCCACGACGCCGACCATCCTGAAGAACGGTATCGCCACGCTGGTCGCCGACACCTACATCACCGTCGGCCTGTACCTGAATACCCAAAGGGAAGCCAACATCATCCCGAGCATCAACGGCATCTTCAAAGAAGCGAACAAGGTGGCATGTACGGCTACCAACGTACCCGACGACGCGCGACTCGGCGTGATCTTCGCCCAGGTGGCGGCGGCGGCTTCCGCCGGCCTGACCACCTTGAAGTGGGTCAAGTGCATGCAGGCGCACGCGGGCGTCCGGATGCACTAAGGAGTCCCATGAATTCAGAAACCACAATGGCCCCAATCAAGAGCCTCTACGCTCCCGGCCTGGGCTGCGGAGTCATAGGCGTGCCGGATTCATTGGCCTACGAGCACGCCAAGGATGAGGCGCTGGGCTATCGGCTCGGCGGCGGGTCCTGTTCCAAGATTCCGCGAGAGATGTTCTGGATCGTGGTCCGCCTCAACGAACTGCAGCAGGACTGCGACACGCTGCGCGCCGAACTTGCGGCCCTGCGCGGCGACGCCAAGAGCAAGAAGGTTGCGTAGTCGATGGCCGGAAGTCTTTCAACCGTCACGGTCAATGTCGCCAACAGCGACACGAAGCAGATGCGCACCATCGTGGATGCCAACGGCATTCACACGCCCGGTGCAATTGATCTGCCGGGTGATGTTGGCGCGTGTTTGACTTATGAGGCCCTGCTGGCAGCTTCGACGAACGCGACGGTGATTAAGGCGGCGGCCGGGACGCTGTACGGGCTGCATCTTAATTCGCTCGTCAACGGCTTGGCGTACACGATCAAGTTGTACGACCTGGCGGCCGCCCCAACCGTAGGAAGTTCAACGATTAAGCGCCGGTTTACCATGCCGGCGACGGGCGCTAGTGCTGGCGGACATCGGGACATCATCTTTCCCAAGGGTATTGCGTTCACCAACGGTATCGCGTTTGCGACCACCACTGAAATGACGGACGCGGGTACGACGGTACTGGCTTCGGCCGTGCTCTACAGCGTCAACTTCGATTACGCATGATCCCGCTCATTTTATATCTCAGCACTCCGCCCGTGCCCGGCTTGCTGCTGAGCTACCCGGACTTTCGTCTGGAGCTGGCCACCTGGATCGGCTACGGCGCCGACTCGACCTACTGGGAATTAACCAACCCCGGCTCGACGGCAGACCTGCACCGCAGCGTGCAGGAGTGCTATCGCTGGGTTCTTTATCCGCAGACTATTCCGGGCGAGAACGTCAATCACGTCTGGAGTTTTCTGAAGCGCACCGGTTCGCTGACCTTCCAGGCCGGGGAGTACGAATACGACACGCCGACGAACTTCGCCTCCTTCGTGGGCGAGTTCATGTGGTGGGACAGTCCAAGCACGGCGTCGACGAAGATTCGCAAGGTCGAAATCGACGAGCTTCTGTCGCGACGACAGTACCTTCAGACCTCGATGGCCTATCCGCAGCTGTTCGCGACAGATTGGAACCCGGCGTCCCTGGGCGCGTCGCAGACGCAGAAGTTCGTGTTCCATCCGACGCCCTCTGCGGCCACCACAGTCAACTATCGCTATGCGGTCAACGCGGAGCCGTTGTCGATGAGCAACCCCTATCCGGTTGGCGGTCAGCGTATCTCGCAACTGATGCTGGAAGCGGCTCGGGCGCACGGCGAGTTCCGCAAGAACGGGACGCGCGGCGGCGCCTGGGAAGTGTTCCTCGCGGCTTTGGACAGCGCCATTCGCATGGACAAGAACACGAACACGTCGAATACCGTGGGCTTTATGTCCCCGATGAATCGACGCTGCTACGACCCGTATTTGGGCGAATCGCAACTGTACGACGTGGACGGTGTTTTGGTGACGACGGGAGCGTAAGCATATGCCCGCTGGACCCGCACGATGGCTTGCACTCGACGACCGCCTGACCAAGAGCTTGCAATGGCAACTGCTCAAGGTTCCCGGCGGCCAGCAGACTTTGGTCACGGCCGCCAAGCTGAGTCAGTCGCTCAAGAACCCCGGCGCCGTTTCCTTTGCCGAGGACAACTTCGACTTCGCCGACGTTTCGCTGTGCCAGGCGCTGATGGTGCAGATTTGGGGCGAGGCCGCCGACACCCACGCTCCAGTGGTCAATCTCTACGGCTGGAACGACAACGGCCCCGGCATCCACATCGGCACGGTGACGGCGACCTTCGGCGCCGTCTTGAGCGAGGACATCAACAACGCGGCGCCAGGCTGGCACACGAGCACGAATCTTCCTGCGGAGATGCGGGCGGCGTTTCCGGCGGCCACGGATTTCCGGGGCTGCGACACCTACGTCATCACCGCCGACTACATGACGGAGCTGTTTCGTGATGATCTGACGGTCAACACGTACTACCAGAGCCATAAGGTGCTAAGCGCCCCGTCGGCGATCGGAACACCGGGCGCGCCGGATACTTCCCCAGAAGACGATCATCCGTCGTATTTCATCGTGGATTTGAGCCGGGCTTGGTTTCGATACCTCTGCGTTGCCTGCACGGCTTTGAACAGCGCGACCAGCGTGGGAGCCATCTTCCGGCCGGTCTCTTTGCGATAAGGAGCGAGCGATGCCCGCACACAATGCCCTGACTAATTTGAATGCCGCCCTCGGCGTGACTGCTGGCGACGATGGCGTCGGCATGGGCGCGCAACTGACTGTGGTCGCCGCTGGAACAACCCAGGCCACGGCGGAAGCGGTCAAGAACGCTCGGTACAACGTCACTGGCGCGGATGGAGTCAAGGGCGTCCGGCTCCCGTTGGCCACCGGCGGTGAAGGGCCTGTGCTCTACAACGAGGCCGCCGGCGCACTGCTGGTCTATCCCGAAACGGATGAGACCATCAACGGTGGCGCGGCCAACGCCGCGATCTCGATGGCCGGCAAGACCGAAGCCCGCTTCTCCTGCACGGACACGGGCAACTGGGGATGCACTTACGTGCCCCGCGTTGCAGATGACGTGCAGGCCGTCACGGCGACCACCGGCGGCGGAACCACTGGCCTCATCACCGAAGGCTCGACCTTCGTCACCGTCACCAGCGACTCGGCTGACAAGCAGATTTCGCTCCCGGCCGCCCAGGTCGGCGACCGCATCCGCATTCTCGTGGGGGCGACCGGCTGCGAGCTGATCTCGGCCGTGGCTGGTCACAAGGTCAACGACGTGGTGGTGGGCGCGACCAATGAGGCGGCTTTGACGGCGTTGAACCTCTACGACTGTCAATACGTGGCGACCAACACTTGGGTGGTCGTGGGTTACACCAAGCTGGGCGCGGTCCAGGCTGCTCTTGTTCCGGATACGCTGTAAGGAAATGAGCGTGTGCCAACTGACGTGCTGGATATCCTTTTCCCCCTCGCTGGGCAATCGGCGATCGAGGGCTTCCAGCAGATGGCCCCGTTCACCACTCCGCGCGCCCGCAATTGCCGGCCGCAGGACGTGTTCGAAAGGCGCATGCGCGGCGGCTCGCGGCCCATGCTGGCCAAGGCGTTCGCCACGGAACTCGGCAGCGGCAACCACGTCAATCTCCTGAATAGCGTTCGCACCGGACAAGAGAATGCGCCGGCATCCAGTTTCGAGGACGAGTTCCTAGGCTCGTCGCTGGAGTCGGGTGATCCGGGGTTCGAGCTGTGGAACTACACCAACGTGGCCACCACGACGGTGGTGCTGCCTACGGTTACGGGTGGCCACGCCATCATGCCCGGAAGCGGCGGCGTTCGTAACGTCGCTGCCATCCTCGACGCTATCAGCTACGACTCCGCAGGCCCCCTGGAAATTGAGTCCGAAATCTGGGGCGAGGATTCGGTGCTGAACTTCAGCGGCGGCAGCAGTCCGGGAACCTTAGGCACGAATTGGCAGCTCGCTTTCGGTTTGCAGAACGACACCGATTACGCCGGCGGGTGCGTCGTCACCCTAGCCAATCTGGGCTCCGGAAAGCTGACGCTGACCGTGGAGAATCATGATGTCATCCTGCTGACCACGAACAGCTACGCAGCCACGGGCTCGGAAATTCTGCTGCGGCTTGTCGCCGGCTCACTCTCTATCTACCTGGGAACGACCACCAATCTCGTGGCCACGGTGACCGGCATCACGCTCTCCGGTACTCGCGTCGGCTTCAGAATCCATGACCAGTCGGCGACCAGAGACGCTGGGTTCGGCTGTTTCATCTTTCGCTACTTTCCGTCGGCGGCCACCCCAATCGCCGAGCCTGCGCTGGTCGCCGCATCCAACGGCACGCTCTACTTTGAATCGGCCTCAGGCACGATGATCTCGGTGGACGACGTTTCCGTAGGCGGGCCGCAGCTCGTGAACCTGGCGAGCGATCGTCTGCTGTCCAGCGGCGAGCGGCACGGCAAGCTCTACATCGCGGACTACGAAGTCATCGCGGATGCGTCCGACGGCGTCCTCTCGGGCACCGGGACGACATTCGACAGCGCGACATACGCGGACTGGACTGCGCTCGGCGCGACGGCCACGAACATTCAAAGCGGCTTCATGCTGGAGCTGTTGAGCGGCGGAACAGGCGTCTACACCCCAGGCGTCTACAGCATCACGACGGCGGCCGCGGGCACGTTGACCATCAGCCCCGACCCAGGAGATACCGGCGCGTCGGCCATTCCGTTTCGACTCGTTCGCGCCTTGAAGGTCTTCGATTATCGGCCGACTGGTACCGGCAAGCTGGTCAAGCTGGTGGCCACGGGCGTCGTTCCGGTGCCCGTTGGCTGCACCATCGCGGTCATTTGGAACGATCGCCTCTGTCTCAGCGGAGACCCCAAGAATCCCGGCGACACGTTCATGTCGGAGCAGGGCGACCCCACCATCTGGGCCGAGAACGCGGACTCGTCGCGAAGCGCGGTGTTCGGCGAGTTCGACCTGAACACGCGAATCGACGAGCCGGTGACGGCCCTGATTCCGTTCAACCACGACTATCTCATTCTCGGCGGCGTCTCCACCATCAACGTGCTCCGCGGAAATCCGACGGGCGGCGGATACGTCACCACGGTCAGCCGCACGGTGGGCATCCTGAGCCAGTTCGCTTGGTGCATCACGCCCGAGGGCATGGCCTTGGTGATGACCGGCGACGGGCTCTACGTGATCGACAACAAGGCAGAAAGCGCGGAGCCCATCTCGCGGAACCGATTGCCGCAGGAGTTCCTGGGCTTCGACACGGTCAACAACGACGTGCAGATGGAGTTCGACGTGCAGCGCAACGGCGTGCTTATCGCGGTGACGCCGAAGGTTGCCGGCGCCGGCACGTTCTACTGGTTCGATTGGAGCACCAAGAGCTTCTGGCCGGACTCGTATCAGACTGCCCACCACGCAACGGCCATGACGGTCTACACCCGCTCTGGCGAATCGACCCCGACGCTCATCCTCGGCTGCCGCGACGGCTATCTGCGCGAACACCTGGAATCGGCGACCACCGACGACGGCTTCCAGATGGACAGCGAAATCGACCTCGGCGTGTTTGCCCTGGGGGGCGGCGGCTACTGGGACGGAATGATTCGCGAGTGCATCCCGCAGTTCTCGGCGCAGAGCGAACCGGTGCTGGTTTCCGTGAAGATCGGCCGCTCCATCGAGGATGCGTACAACGCAACGGCTCGGCCCATCGGGACCGCGCAGCCGGGCAAGAACTTCACCATGCGGCCCAATCTGCGGGGCAACTGCTGCTTCGTGAGGCTGTCGTCGATCGACGGCGGCCGCTGGGCATTCGAGCAGGCGACATTGACCCGCGAACGCTTGGGCAAGCAACGTCTGCTTTCGGTGTAGGAGGTTTGATATGGGACCACTGGATTGGCTATTTGGCGGCGGACTGGGCGGCCTAATCGGCGGCCCGATTGGTCAAGGCCTCACAGGCCTGTTCACGTCCGCAGAGCAAGACGAGCTAAACGACAAGTACGATGCGGACGTGCAAGAGCAGATCGACGAGATGCGACGGCTCTCTGGGCTCGTCGGCCCGGAGTCGTTGGCGGCCTACGATCAAGACTCCAATCAGCAACTGAATGTTCTCCGCGGCCTGCTGGGTCAGTCGCAGGAGGCGGGCACCAACTTTCAGAGCCTGGCCCAGCAGCTTGGCAGGGACCGCTACAGGTCCGCTTCCAAGAACCTGGAGGGCTACGGCAAGCAGCAGCAGGATGACATCAATCGTTTCTTCGATACCGACTTGGCGGGCACGCTTTCGGGGCTGCAGGACCGCGGCATTGGCTCGACCACGGCGATGGCCAGTCAGCGGAACCTCAACACTCAGAACCGCAGCGCCGAACAGCGTCGACTCGGCGAAGACCTGACGCGCATGCGGCAGGACATCCTCGGCGGCATCCAAGGCGAGAACATGGGTGCCCAGCTTGGCGCGACGCAGTACGCCGACGCTCTCCGGTTGGGCTCCGGGGCAAACTACGCCAACTTCTTCGGCCAGAACGCCGTCAACCGCTCCAATCTCGTGAATCAGGGCCGCCAAACGCAA